AAGTGCGTTCTTTAACTGAGGTATTCCATAAGTATGGTACTTACCAGATAGATTGCCTATTGCATAAGGGTTAAATGCTGATTCTTTGCCGTAAAGTCTAATAAGACATATTGCTTCTTGCTTAGGTAATACAAGCCTTATGTAATCCTTAGGTTGTATGGCATCTATTGAGCCACTAGATGCATGTGCCATTGGTATGAATAGAGATATCCCAATAGCGGCGGCTACCCCCCGAGCTACGCGTAAGCGGCTCGGAGTGAGCCCTTGATGGGCTCTAGCCTGTAGAGTACCACGCCTGTCAAACATGTGTATAACTCTCGCGTTAAGTGCGTGTCGCCCCCTACTTATCCACAGGTGTGCATAACTATTTATCTGTAGAGTAGAAGCCAGTCCCTGTAAAGTGAACAGCAACTGAGCTGTAAATCTTGCGCATACTCGACCCACAGAATGGGCAATCAACGTCATGTGGTTCATTTATTTTTAACTCCTTGTCATAGCGAGCATTAGCCTCGCATAACTCGTTGTCGCACTCGAACTCATATATTGGCATTAGCACATGTCCTGCATGGGACTTCCTTCAACTTCCACGATCCACACGATGTGCATCTTTCAGGCTCTAATTGTACCGAGTCTTGCTGTATATCTGCGTAACCAGCCCGTAAGAGTAGTTGGACAAGTTCGCCAAACCTCATGAACGCTAGATACTCAGGAACGGCTTCCTGTGAGTCTCCTTGTCCGTTCATTCTAGCCACCACGAAATGCAGTTCATTGTGAACCGCAGCTCTTTTGGCTGCTTGTCTCAACCACTCCATTGGAGCGAAGGTACTGCGACTTTTTATCTCGCAGTCAAACGGGACATTGATCACGTCTTTGCCGTTCCCTCGCTGCACCGCTGCTCCTTGCCACCATTGCGATAAATATTCCGCAACGCTTCTCTCGGACTTATAGCCTCGATGCTTCCTGCTCTGGGACATAGATTAGGTTATGCCTTGCCAGCAGAATTTACTATGCCACAGTCTTCACAAATCCACTCATTACGCAAGTAACGCTGTCTAATTTGTGTGCGGTTTGGGAACTTATTACATAACTGACAGATAAGCTTGTAACCCAGTTCTTCTAACAGTTCTGCATTAGCCCTAAGATTGGCTTGCTGTTCTTCATTAGGGAATTGTTCCCACTCACCATCTTGATTCAAGAATGTAACGTGTCCCATTATTCAGCCCTCGGCTTCCATGATCCGTCAGCTGCAATTGAGTACCAGATAGGGTCGCAGTAATTCGATGTGCCATGAGGAGGATTGCACTTCCACATGCCCCACGGCTTGCCTGCTTTACTCGTGCCAGTCCTCCATACACGAGCCCCATGAGTGCAACTCTCCTCGGGCGTTGTGCCTCCAAGTACCGATTGCACCATCTCGACTGCTTGTTCTACTGTCGCTACTGGTGTTGCTTCCCATTGTGTCCATGGATCATCTGCCTTTGCTACTGGGACATACTGTTCTGTGGTCTCTTTCATCTTTGCCTTGACTTCTGCAATCGATGTTACAACTGCTTGCTTTGCAGCGACTTTTGCCATTTCTTCTCGGCTAGGGCGCTTTCCCTTTGTCGCATAGCCTGCCGAAGCGAGAGCACGACCAATCGCAGACGTTTCACAATTTTCGAGAGCTGAAGTAGCATTGACTCCACGCCCCTGTACCGTTTCTTCCGCGAGCCCAGAACTCCAAGGGTGTTGATCAACCTCAGTTCTGTATATGTAAGCCTGTACGATAAAACGTGTAGCACTTGCTTCAACCAACCGTGTGTCAATACGTCCATCTGGGTGATCCTTCCAAAACTTAATAAGTCGTTCTTCAACTGTCTCGTAATCTTGTAGGTTAAACATATAGGTCATTCTCCTCGGTATGTAATTGACCACTTATGGCAGCGTAGCCACAGAGATCGACGAAATGATCTGGCTTTGCAGATTCCATACTTCTCGCGATTTTGACCAATGCCATACACATCGCCACTTGATAATCTGTAATTGGCATTTCGAGGTATGAGCTCCAGAATGCTGCTGTCCTTTGCATATTGTCGCTAGGGTGACCGTAATCAAGTCCTCGGTCTTGGATAGTAGCTCGCGCTTCGTTGAGGTAGTCTCTAGCATTCATCGACCCACCTGCTCTAGCTGACGCTGTGTCTTTCTTAAAGCAATACGCCCCGCAATCTTGCCGTGTTCGTGTCCCTTTGAGTAGCCAATGAGGAAGCCAGTAAATGCACCGACTAGCCCCATCAGGACAAGTGCTTGATCTGTGTTCATTTTGAGCCCTTCTGTACCCGTACTTCGTGTACGTCAAAAGTATTACAGCAGATGCAGGCGACAGAAGCCAAACTTGTATAACGAAACGGTAACGATTTCATCGACTGTCTCGTCTCCGAAGTCTGGTCTAGCGAACCCTTCCATAGACCTTGCCTTGGACAATGAACGTGCCGTTCTTTTCGATGTGAATTATGTCCACCTGCACGTTAGAACTCTTTACATACATGATGGCAAAGGCTTGCTGCCAATTAGCCGTTCCCTTGACGTATCCAGCCTGTCTAAAGTCCATGAGATTACCTACCTCAACACCGTGCAGAACACGCCCTATACGGCCTCCAGAGGCTTCTGTGAAGGCGCTACGCCCTGCTCTGTGAGTATGTCCTGAGATGACGTTCTTGCCATGCCTACGGGCTGCTTCAAGGGCTGAAAGACCGCCTAGTTGCTTAATAGGCGTATGGTCGCCGTGGACTGCAATCCAGTTAGGAGCAATGGCCATTGGGTTCTTGTGGAAGGTTATGCCTAGTTCGTCAAACTTCATGAACTTCTCAAAGCGCAGCTCTGGCAGGCTGAGGAAGCTAGGAATCTTCTTCATAATTATGTTGTAAAGACGGTCTGTGTGGTTAGATCGTATGCAGTCTGTAACGCCTAGTTCCCAGAGAAGCTGCACACACTGGTCTCGGTCATCGCCAAGGGTCTGCTCATAGGCTTGTGGCGTACCTTCTGACCACTTGCTTATTGTCTGGAAGTCAATCTCGTCACCAATGGTAACTGTCTGGTCTGGCTTAAAGGTCTTGAGGAATCGAGCTATGTTCTGAGTTACATGTACGTCCTCGTAGGGAACTTGCAAGTCGCTCAGGATTACGATTTTCTTCATCAGTCCTCGTCATCGTCCTCATAGGGATTACCCGATATTTTCTCGATGGGCTTGACTGGCAGAATCCAGTCAGGATAGGACTCACGATCTAATAGAAGCCAGAAAGCCATATCAGTAGAGAAGCCAGCCTTGCGCAAACTGGTGTAATAAACGTGCAGAGCAATGCAGTATTGGTCTAAAGCTGAATAAGCATCTAGGTCAATGACCTTCTTAGTTCTTGCCATGAGATAAGTGTTACTTACCTAACATCTCGATTATTGTATCGACACGCACTTCAAGGCGATTGACCTGATCCTTGATGCTGGAGCCACCGTTAGGCTTTAGCTCTGTCAGGTAATGCTTAATCATGAACTGGGTATATGAAGCAACACCACCAAGCACAGTGACAACACCCACAGCCCAAGCAGCATAATCTACAGCTGTCATTTTTTAGGCGTGGCGTATCCAAAGACACCTGCGACAAGTGAGCCAAGGATTGCACGATAGTCCAGAGCAAAGTTTGAGGTTGTACCCCATACTGCTAGGAACGCTCCTATTGACATTAGGTAAGGGTTCTTCATATTCATGCTGTGCCGCCTATCATTGGGATATTAAAGAACGAATCATCTGAATCGCCCTTTTTAGTGAAAGAAATATGGCAATGCTTAGTGTGCGGGTTAATTCCAGAATACTTCCGCCAACGCCACCCCATGCGAGACGATGCGATGCGACCATTGAAGATGATGTAAGAGATTCTCTTATCTCCACGTTTCGCTGCAAGTCGAATCTGATCTGCAAGGTCAGGCATGAGGTCTGGCTTTGCTTTACCAGATAAATCCCTGTCAATGTCAATCGCTCTGACGATACCTGCTGCATCAGGATTGTGGTCAGAAGGACGTGTCGAATGACGTACATCGCCAATCCAGCCGTCCGATGATCTATCCCTATCTGCGCCGTAAGTGTCATCTACTTGGAGTCTAAGCTGTTGTCCTGCTTTGCAAAGTATCGGCTTCACAGCTAGCACACTCCCACTTCTTTTTAGTATTAAGAAATAATGAATCATGAGAGCACTCAGGCATAGGAGCTATAAACGCATCATCTACTGCATCGTAGGTGTAGCCAATCCCTGCGTAGTTGTAACGAATTTTGCCGTTGTAAGAAGTGCGCAAGCAAGTCTGTCCCTTAAATTGACTGTACCAATCCTCAGTGGATTGACCCTCAATAAGTTCATTCTCGTCAATGCCAGTAATAACTTCAGTAACTATGCCATCTGTAATAAATGCGTAATGTGCCATTATGACCAACTCACATTTCCAGAGCCAGCAGTCAAGGTTGTACGCTTGAAACCGCCTGATGCTCCACTTGTTGTACCTGTTAATCCTGCACCAATAGTTATTGTTTGTGTATCTGGGTATTTAAGAATTACAACACCAGAGCCGCCATTAGCTCCAACGTTATTATTGGAACCTCCACCGCCTCCGCCAGTATTCGCTGTGCCTGCTGATCCAGTAGAACCACCTGCACCGCCGCCGCCTGTACCACCTGCCGCTGCAATTTGTCCTCCGCCGCCGCCACCGCCTGCATAATCGACGCTTGATCCCGTAATTGAAGAAGCTGTACCAGCACCGCCTAAACCACCGCGAGTTGCAACTTGCTCATTAGCTCCACCTACGGCTGATGAGCCTCCGCCGCCGCCACCAGAACCAGCGGCAGTTGTGTTTGCACCAGTTCCACCAGCAAAACCTTCTACTGGAGAATACGAACCTGCGTTACCAGAAGCTCCCGCGGAACCGCCTGTTGGAATACCGCCTGCACCGCCGCCACCAGAGCCACCGCTATCTGGTAATACAAATCCGCCAGAGTATCCTCCGCCGCCTCCGCCGCCAGTTGAACTAATTGTTGAAAATGTTGAGACGCTTCCGCTAGAACCTTTACCGCTAGAAGGCTGACCTGCTCCACCTGCTCCGACTGCTACAGCGTAACTTGTCCCAGTTGATAAGGATGTTAAAGTCGCAGTTCTAAATCCGCCTGCGCCACCGCCTGCACCGTTGTTTCCTCCTCCGCCGCCGCCGCCTGCTGCAACGAGACAATCAACATCGAAGATAACAACTGGAATAATAGGCTGACCAAATAATCCTGCTGTAATTACGCCAATCATTACGAAATCGCGCCCACCACATACCAGACATTTACGGCTGTCTGGATGCAAACCGCTGTCTTGTATTGAGCCAAGGTTGGAGAAGCTGCAACTGCACCTGCTGAAAGCACTGTAGTCGTGCCAGAGGTAACCGCTGAAATAGTGCAAAGTCCTGCGCCTTTGTTAAGGACGGTGATTGCTGTGCCTACTGGGAACGCTACAGAGGCGTTTGTAGGAATCTTAAAGGCCACTGCTGTGGCTTTGTTCATTGGCACTAGGACTTGGTACTGATCGTCTAGGACTGCTGTGTAGTCAGACGTAGCGTCTGCATCGACTGTGAAGGCGGTCAGCGAGTTATACACCGCTGCTGTTAATACATCGCCTGTTGCGACTGGAAAGGTTGCCATGTTGCTCCTAGTAACTCAAAGTTGATTGTCCGATTATACCGTAGGTACTGCTTCCTATAATGAATCCGTCCACTATAGGTTCGAGCGTGGTGATTGTGACGCTCATCTTGTTAGGTGTTATGTCCCAAGCAAAGCCTTGCGCTTGAAGTGTCTTGCTGATTGTGCTGCCTTGCTCGGTCACGTTTGTGATTGCCAAGTTGTTAAAGTAGTCCAAGCCAATCATAGTGTCGGTTGGGACTGCTGGGTCTAAGAGATCAACGGTCATCTCGTCAATGCGGATTGTGGTCTCTTTGCGAGTATTGACATAGTTGGCCGCTGCCCCTGCTACCTGAGAATCTGTCTCAGCTACAAGATTTTCCTGTGTCAAAGAGTGTGGGAAGTATTTGTCGATAGAAGCCTGAGAAATAACGTTCTGGGCTCCGCCACCTACGCGGTTAAACTTCACATCGTTGATAATGAGCTTGTCATCGAAGGCGTACTTAAGGTTCTTGTATGGGATACCGCTAGTCTGGTTAAAGGCTGTCGCTGTATTGGCTAAAGTGCCAGTCACTTGACTGCGAGACTTAAAAATAGCCGTACCGTCTGGGCTCATGTAGAACGCGCCTAGACCTTCTGAAAACTCTACGTTTTTGACTGCCTCAAGGGTTGTGCGGATAGTCGCTGGGTCTGCAATACAGGTTGCATCTCCTGTTGAGATAGATCGCATAGATATTGGCCATTGCACGTCATCGAGAATCTTGCCTATGCGTGTTCCTGTTGTCTGCCCTGCTGGAGTTGTAGGGACTGTTCCCACGTTAGCCATCTGAAGAAGGCGAAAACCGTCACTACACATAATATCCACATAGGCTGTTTCTTGACCTTGTGGGAAAAAATACTTGTAATCATTTACATAACCGCTAAACAGAAAGTGCTGAGCCGTTGTGGTTGTAGCTGCAACACGCAACTTACGCAGAGGCACAAGGTAAGGGTAGTAAGGCGATGACGTGTTCTGTGGGTTGAACGCACCTGTAGGGTCTAAGACTCTGACAATGGCTGTGCCAGCCTCGTAGGTGTCCTTCATGATATTGCGACCACGGCGAATTGAGATTGAATACACGTTAGGAGTTAGATCAACTGTAGGGATAACTACGTCAGATGCACCGAAAGTATTAACGCCGATAACGCCGTTATCTGGTGATCCTATGACGAACCCTGCCCCGAATGTTGCACCAGAGCTAAAGTCGAAAGTAACCGCTATCTGTGCAGGTAATGCCATTACTCAAAGCCACCAGTTCTACGGTTCACATAAGTTTGGTTGCCAGTAGAAAGGCTTTGCTGCATAAGGTTCTTTGCAATTGTGTTGGTCAAATCTCCATCGCCTGTAATCTTTAACTCGATTACTTGTGGGCCTTGGACTGCTCCCATAGGAGTGCCGTATGTGCCACTAGG